CCGCACTTGTTTCGCTCGCACACAAGCGGACACGAATCCGAACCCGCTCGCTTGGAACCCACGCGCTCTAGTGGCGTGGAACAGTCGAACATTCAAGGAACCCCAACCCTGACGCCAAAGACTATCCCAGATGCGGACGCATTCGTCCAGAACTTTTTTCAAAAAAGCGTGTTTTCACCTATGAAAAAAAGTTTCAGAGCAGGCCAAAAACAGGCCAATTTTCAGGCACCTTTTCGAGCCATGAGCGATAGTGTACAAACGTACACAAGGGCAATGTTCCACGTGGAACACTCGGCGAACAGGCACCGAAGGAAGGACCGAGAAACCCCTTGGGCAACCCGTTGCCTGCCTGTGCACGCTCGCGTGCGCGAGGTGACGTCGGCGCGTGTGCGTGCGTGCGCGTGTTATGCGTGGGCGCGTGCACGATCGCGTGCGTTATGCGCGTGCGCGTACGATCCCGCGCGTTATGCGCGCCCGTGGTTATGCGCGTGCGCGTGCGCCCGTATCATGCGCGTGCGCTACGCGCCTGCGCGTACATAGGGGGGGGAGGGGGTTGCGCGTGCGCTGGGTGGTGGGACATTTGATTGGTTAACAAGCCCCTTTAAAAAAAATAACAAATGTCCCCAAATAAGCTTGCCATTGCAAAAGGGGTGTCTTGATATGGGCTATGCCGAGAAAACCACGTAAAACGAGTTTAATGGCCCAAAGCGTGGCTACCTACGGTGGTGTGGCTGGTAACTATTTGGAAAGGAAGGATCCTCAATTGGCGGCGTCCATCTTGGATAGGCTGGCTGATGGGGAGAGTTTCAATTCGATTAGTAAGGAGACTGGGCTAAAGTGGGAGACGTTGAGCAGGTTGAAGGCGCGGCATAAGATGGCGTTGGATCAGCGTAGGGCTATGTTGGCTGATGATGCCTTGGACATTGCGGAGGGATTACGTCTTTTGCAAAAAGAGAAGATGAGGATGCTGGCTGAAGATCCAGACCAGTTGGCTAGGACGAACATCAAGGACTTGGCTATTCCTTGGGGTATTGCTAACGACAAGTTCCTTTCAGCAATGGGAGAGAACAAAGTTGTTGTTGAGCATAAGAGTAGTGCTCCTAGTCTTGAAGATGCCGTGAAGGCTATTGAGGAGGCGAGGGCCAAGCTCAAGGCGGCTAGTGTTGACATTGTTACCAAGCCTGTTGAAAAAACTGAATGAACTACAAAGAGTTCCAGAAGGCTAGATGTCCCAAGATTGCGGAACAATCCAAGAAGATTGAGGATGAGGTGCGGAGGTTAATCAGCAATCCAGACACGCATTTGGAATGGGGCTATGAATTCGCAACTAGGTCCAAGGACAAAGAGGATTGGGCTTATGCAAAGCCCGTGTTCTTTCTTCCGTCGTTCATGTTTGAGTGGCACAAGTGGTTGAATTCGGAAGCTCGTTCATTTGGAGTCAGGCTGGTTGAACATCAGTTTATTTTTAGAATTAAGTTTATTCGTTCCTATTTCCAAGTATGGGTCGAATTTAGAAAGAAATGAGCCTAGTCTGGGAAAAGAACGAGATTCTTAAGCCTCCATCGGATGAGGAGTTGGCGGCTATGGAACCTGAGCAGGTTCTCAAGCTGCATGAGATTTATCATTCGGCAATTGCGAATAGCAGACGGGATCCTTACAGGTATGGATGGAAGCTCCAACATTGGCGGGATGCCGAGGATCATCTGACCAATAGTTCCGAGATCTTGGTAAGCGGAGGCAATCGTAGCGGCAAGACGACTTGGGCCGCATACATGGTGGTAAAGGCTGCTGTGGAGAATCCCGGCTCGGTAATCATGTGCTTTGCCCAGAATGCGGATGTTTCCATCCGTCAGCAGCAGAGTGCCATTTACGATAGCCTGCCTGAGGAATATCGAACCAAGGTGTTGGGAACCGAGGAGAATGTGTCTTATACGCGGAAGAATGGCTTCAGCAAGTCCAGCCTCATCCTTCCCAACAGCAAAAGCTCCATCATATTCAAGACATATGCTCAATTCCTTAACAACGATACTATTCTTGAAGGAGCGGAGTTGGGTTGCCGCAATCCAAACTGGATTAATATTGGCGCTTGGTGCGATGAGTATCTTATTGGTCCTGAGCTTTTGGCTACTCTTCGGTTTCGCTTGGCTACTCGTAACAGTAAGCTACTTGTTACTTTCACTCCCATTGATGGCTATACGGAAGTTGTGCGGGATTACGTACAAGGTGCTGCTACATTGGCTAGTAAACCCGCCGACCTCTTGGACGGGAAACCAGTTCCCTACATTCAGCGGTCAAAGAATCGTGACGCCACAATCGTCTACTTCCACTCCAAAGACAATCCCTTCGGAGGATACGAGCGAATCGCCAAAGACCTAGCTGGTAGACCGGAGAACGAGATTCTTACCCGTGCGTATGGCATCGCCACCAAGTCGATGTCCACGAAGTTCCCTAACTTCAGCCGTGAGGTTAATGTCATTCCACACGAGAAGATTGATCTAAAGAATAAAACCAAATACATGATCGTGGACCCAGCCGGTCGCAAGAACTGGTTCATGGCTTGGGTGGCTATAGATGAAAGCGATACGTGGTATGTCTATCGTGAATGGCCTGACGTTAGTGTAGGCGATTGGGCTAAGTGGCATGGCGGCAAGTGGAGTTCTGGTGAAGGAGCCAAGGGATTGGGTTATGGCATCAAGGACTACGTTGATCTGATTGTTTCTTCTGAGGCAGAAACCAAGGACACCATCTTTGAGCGATACATTGATCCTCGCCTTGGAGCAGCCAAATATCAGACGTTAGACGGCGCATCGTCCGTTATAGAAGACCTTATGGATTCCGGGCTGACGTTTATCCCTGCACCGGGATTGGACATTGAAGACGGATTGCAAGCCCTTCAATCAAAGATGGCCTACAACAAGAAGGTTCCGATTGATAGCCTAAATAGACCTCACTTTTACATTTCAGATAGGTGTCAGAACATCATCTCTGCTTTGCAGGAATATACGGCTGAAGGAGGATTGGATGAGGCTTGGAAGGATCCCATTGATGTAATCCGCTATCTGGCAGTTAGCACGGCTTGTTACATTTCACCAGACTCACTTAAAACCAAAACCCCAGCACGAGGAGGATACTAATGAAGACGTTTAACACAAAGGCAGCGTTCAAGAAGAACGATGTATATGAGAGGGCTCCCGACCCAGCTCCAATTCCCGAGAAGCCCAAGCCTCCTCAGCAGACCAACATCTTTGAGGCTACCTGTATTGCCCAAGCTCCCAATCCGCAATGGATCTATTGTAAGGCTGATGGCAAAGATGGCAAACTTGCTGTAATCATTCCCAAACGACTAAGTGGCAAGCTGGTTGGTAAGCGTGTTCAAATTGAAGCTATTTCCGATGAAACGGGCACGTCGTACCGGGTCTTGCCCAATCAATCCTGACCCAACTCTTGATAGTAAATGGCTTGTCCAACATTCGGATAGGCTGATTTATTACGAGTTTGAGCGGATGCGGATAGCCCGTTCTACGGAAGAACTGTTCCCAGAAGAACTTGCCGACCGTATTGGTAGGAATAGGGAGTATGTCTGTGGTATCATAAAGAACGCAATCTCCCGCGCTAAATCATGTCACAATCTAAGCAGCAACAAGCCCTAACCTTCGTCTCCCCTGACGGTCCTGATGTTGTTGCGCTGGTTGGCGCATACAATCGTACACTAAACGAGCTTTCCACGTATTTCAATCAATGCGTCAGTAGCTCTGATGGGCGGCGTTGTTATTGGCCGGGTAAGTCTGCTGACCTTCGCAAGCATGGCGGGGATGCGTTCCCTTGGGAAGGAGCGTCCGATACTGAGGCCCGCATCATTGAAGAGCGCATCAACAACTACGTGTCGTTGTTCATGTCGTCTTTGGTTAAGGCCAACATCCGTGCCTACCCGGTCGAGTCGTCGGATGCTGGGCGTGCGCGTGTGGTTAGTGCGTTTCTTAAGTGGATGGTGAGCAGCTATATCCCTCGCTTTCGTGAGGAGATGGAGCTGGCTGGCAACTACTTCCTTGAGCGTGGTCTGATGATCACCTACGTGGGTTGGGAGCGGATGGAGAAGAAGTATCTTCAGAAGATCAATCTGGAACAGATTAACCAGACCAGCCCAGACCTTGCGAAGATCATTGTTGATGGTGGCAATGACGATCAAGTTGTTGAGATGTTAAAAGCTGTTTATCCCGATCTTGTGGATAAGCGTGCAAAGAAAGCTTTGAAGGATTTGCGCGAGAAGGGAGAGGGCGAGATCCCTGTCAGCCGACTGTCTGTTGATCGTCCTTTCCTTCAAACGTGCGCTCCTGATGGAGATGTTTTCTTTCCGAGCTATTGCATCAATCCCCAGCGGGCTCCGTTTGTTTTCTATCGAACATTCCTTACGGTGCAGGAAATCCTGTCCCGCGTCACTTCCGATGGTTGGGATGCGGAGTGGGCGAAGCACGTCATTGAGCATCTCAAGGGCGTAAACACCTATAACCTTGAGAATGTCTATGGCACACGCGGAACGTCCTATGCGCGTTACCGTCAGCAGTACAACGCTTCTGAGCTAATCGAAATCGTCTACGGCTTCCAACGCCTCATTGACCATGAGGACGGTAGCGAAGGTATCTATGCTACAGTTTTCCATCCTCGCTTCTCTGGGATTGGTGAGATCCCCGGCTTTGCGAAGCATGAACTCCTCAACGGTTACAACGATTATCCTTTCGTCGTTACTCGTCTTAGTAATGACAGCAAGCGTCTATACGAGGTTCAGACGTTCACGGACCTCCTGAAGGGTCCGCAGGATCAGGTGAAGGCCGAGCGGGATAGCCGCATCGACCGTAATAGCATGGCTACGCTCCCACCCATCATGCACATGGCGGGAAATGCTCCCACGGACTTTGGCCCCGGTAGGTTTATTCCTGTGCGCCGCATGGGTGAGATTGCGTTTGGTCCTACTCCTCAGTACAATCCCGGTTCTGTTGAGATGGAGAAGACAATGGTCACGGCTGCTGATGACATTGTTGGCCTCAACGCCTTGAATCCTCTCTCGGCTGTTCGCCAGCAATTCTTCATCAATAAGTTCCTCAATCACGCGCAGGATGTTCTGAAGCTCGCGTTCAAGTGCTACCAGCGGTTTGGCCCTGATCAGGTGTTCTTTCGTGTCACAGGCGTGGCTGACCCCATGCGTTTTGACAAGGGCAATCCTGACGAGGACTTCGACATCAAGATTAATTTCGATGTCACCAACAATGACCCCGACACTCAGGAGGCTCGCCTCAATCAGTTCGTCAGCCTTCTCCAGCTTGACCGCAATGGTCGCATCAATGCGGATAGCCTGCTGGAGGCTATGGCTACGAACATTGATCCCGTGATGGCTGACACCATTCTTCAGCCTGCGGAGCAAGCCCAGCAGCAGGTGGTCAAGATGGTCACGGAGGATCTGTCCAAGATTTACGCTGGCATTGAGGTTGGTGCCCGGCCTAATGGTGCCCAGATTGCCTTACAGGTTGTCCAGCAATACGGTCAGCAGCCTGATGTTGCCCAGCGTCTCCAGCAAGATGAGGCGTTCCGAGCCCGTCTGGAGAAGTACGTC